GCTCGTTCTTTGAGGTCTGTCGTAGAAAAAAGTGCTTCCATACAAATGTCAGATGCAACTACAACAATTCCTGAATACAACAATGTGGCAGAATATGATGACGCTGCTAAAAGAAGAGATATTAAAGAGGGTCAATTAGTGAAAATAGTAAAAAATGGTGAAACTCACTTCGTCATACACTCAAGGTATGATCTTAGTACTAAAAAAGGTGTCTTATATAGAGTAGGTTCTTCTCAAATAGGAATGAACTAATGAGTGATCGTAGTTTTTTTGACAGAGAGGACACTGTTACAAACACTCCTATGGTCACAGGCAACTCTTCTATGTTTTCAGGAGATCGTTCTTTCTTTGACGATGATGAGGATGAACAGGAAGAACAAGACGATTCTCCTGTAACGATACCTGTAGATGGGAACATACAGAATGTCACAGACACTTCTGCTGATGTATCCCCAATGATTCCCCCAGTTAAAACTAAGTTAGAAGAGCTTGATGAAGCTATAAGTACGGAAACTAAAGTAAGCAAAAGTGTTTACGAAATAAATAAAGAATATAGTAAACTCAAGGCTGAGAGAAAAGATCTGGCAGAAAAGCTAGGTGGAGAGGATAAAATAGATCAACTCCAAGAAGAAGCTATTGAAGCCATGATAAAAGAGTTAGACGAAACGAAAACTGTAAACGGCCAACCCTCTCCTTGGATGGCACTGTTCAACGACACTACAAATGGACATGGCACTAGGTTTGCTTTAAATTTAATGTCCACTGTTAGTAAATATACTCCCATAGCACAAGCAAGAACAACTGACTTCATAGCTTCAATAGTAAATTCTATACAAGAAACTGATGAATTTATGGAAGATAAGCTAGGCTTTGGTTTAGCACCAAAAGTTGTAGAAGATAGCTTGGCTTCATTCTTATTTAAATCAAACTATGGCTTTGAAAACGACAAAAATGCCAACGAATATGCTACACAGATTATGAAACTTTTAGGCGAAACTGCTGTGTTATCAGAATCTGTGCTAGGTATAGCTTCTGCACCTGTAAAAGTTGGCACAGCAATAAGAAATCCTCTTGGAGATATAATAACCACTAAAGACATAGGCTTTGAGAAAGGCAAGCTCATGCCTTTTTTAAATGCTGCAGATGAAAATAAGCTGAACAAAGAGATACAGGCTCTTGTAAAGAACACACAAAAACAAATAAAAAGAGAAACAGAACTAGGCAACAAATTTCGTGAAAACAGTAGGATGTTTAGTCCTAAGATAACAGATATAAGTGTTGCCAACGCCAGAAGAGTAAACAATGACTACCTAGATAAGATAGATGAAGCAAATAAAAAGATTGTTGATGAGAATCCTAACATAGCTGAGAACGCAATATTTGCCATAGAAGACGGACTGGCACATAACGCTAGGATAACAGAGAAATATGTTAAGCAAGGCAAAACTTTGTTAGACGCTAGAAAAGATGAGAAGTGGTTAAAGATACACTACATAGATGACAAAGGTAAAATGCGTTATGATCCTGATTTAGCCAGAGAAGTGGGTAGAAAAACTACAGTAGAATTAGATGAAAACGTAAAGCTATCAAGAAGAATTATGGGTTTTGGTGATGTGACAATGGAGGGTGACGCACTAGGAAAAGCAAGTGCAATGTTAAGAACAGATATGGATTCTCCATTTACACAACCTGTTTTGATACCAGAAAAGTTTGATGCTCTAGTAGCATTAGCTAGTAACATGCAAAAAAAATATCCACAAAAATTTAGAAGTAAGAATGTTATAGACGATTTGTACAAAATGGCTGCTGACCCTGACATTGAAGTTGACGGCACAGAAATAGTGGCAGAACTAAATAAAGTAGGATTATCTTTTGAAGATTATATAATGACTATAGTAGGCTCTGGATCTGAAGCAGGTAAAATACTACAAAAACTTAGTATGATAAAAAGAAAAAGAGATGTAAATGGTTTAGTTGCTTTACAAGAAGCAAAAGAATCTAAACAAGCATACTTTTTATATAATGCTGCAAGACGATTTGAGAATGTTCGTAGAGGTGGTTTAGTATCACAGGTTGTTACAGCTATCAGAAACGCAAGCTCTTTTGTTATACGATCTCCGTTAGAAGCTTTGGGTGGTATAGCAGATGAAGCGCTATATCAATCCTCTCTAATAAAAAGTCCTCTTGATGTAAAACAAATAGGCAAAACACTTGGAGCTTTTTCCCCTATAAATGTTAAGAGAGATCCAGATACAAACTTCTTAAAACTAGGATATAACTGGAAAGATAGTACAAGAAATATACAGCTACTATTTGAAGATCAAGTAGAACTACAAGGGTTGATTGATTTAATATTAAAAAGACCACAGTTTTTAGATGAACACAGAAAACTGTTTGATAATTTAAACGAAATGCAAAAGGTGTTTAGACCTGACAATGTTAAAGGACTAACTAAAGAAGATATAAAGTTATTAGGATCAGGCATCTATCCTGATAAGCTTTTAAGAAGAGCTTCTGCTCAAGGTGTTGATGGACTACTAACAGCTGCAGAAGATTTTGTAGGCACTCTCAATACACCTAACCGTATACAGGAGCATATAATTAGAAGAACAGCTTTCTTTTCAGAGTTAGAAAAACTTACAAAGAGAGAATACGGAGTTGATTTAGTAAGAACTTTGAATACAGAAGGTGGGTTACAGGGTCTTTTAAATGATAAAATACGAATAGATAACCCAGACTTTAGATCGTTTGCTGAACTTATAGCAGATTCAACAACTAAAGCTTTAGATGTATCCTACTCAAAGAAACCTGAGTTTGGTCCTTTTAAGTTCATGGAGGGCTTGCTTGTACGATCTGTTGTTGGTACAACTATTATGCCTTTTCCTCGTTTCTTTTTTAGTCAGTTAGAACTCATGGCACAGTATGCTGGCGGCGCACCCATAGCTGTGATGAGAAGACTAATGAATATTAGTGACACTAAAATGTTAGATGCTAAAAGCAGAGAAATGATTTCAAGAAATATAGTTGGATGGGCTGCTATTTCTGCTGCAATGCAATACAGGGAGTCTCCTGATGCACCTGCAGATTATAAAAAGATAAGAACAGATAATGTGGAGAAAGCAATAAGAGAAGCAGACAGAATTTTAGAATACTCTTACACAGGAGATGCTGAAAAATATATGGAAACAGACGTAAGTGGAAGAGTTGATATAGACATATCTCCTAATCATCCACTAAGACCTATAATGTGGTTGGCTGAAGCAAAGAAAAGATTTAATGATAAAACTTTTAATGATTGGTTTGACGCTAAAGAGTTTGTGCAAACTTTCGGAGGACCTTCCTTACGAATGGGTGTTAGTCAGGACATACTACAAGGTTTTGTTGACATAGCCAACGGTATAGGGCAGAAAGAATTAGGTGCAGGTACTGCCAGTGCAAAGGCTCTTGGACAGTATGTTGGCAACTATACACAGACATGGCTTGTGCCATACAATCAGTTTTTAGAGCTTGAGAGATTTTTTGGGATGAGGGGAAGAGATATTTATTCCAGAAGACCAGAAGCAACACTTAGTCCGGGTCAAGCTTTTCTTGATGAAATAACATCTAAGTTATCTAGGTTTGAATCTCCATCAAAAGAAGCACAGAGAGTAACAACGCTTGATCCTTTTATAGAAGACTATCAACAAGAATCTCCATCAACAAAATTGTTTGGAGTGAGAGTCATATCAAGGAATGAAGAATATGGAGAGTTTCTTGAGCGAATAGGTTTTAAAAGTTTTGAAATAATGACCAGAGAAAAAAATGCTCAAGCTAGAAAGTTTGAAGCAAGCAAATTACAAAGCTTTTTAAGAGATGTTGTTGTCCCAAATGCAATTAAGAAAGTAGAAAACAATAAAAAAGCCTACAACGCTTTAGACGATGATGATTTTGTGAAGTCTAAAAACACAGAGGTTAGTTATAATCTTGTTGAGGTTAGAGCTTATATTTCAAGCATGGTGAAAGGATACCAGCAAACTTTACAGTTCGCTAAAAAAGGTAAAAGAACTGAGCTTGAAAATGCCATAATAGAATATAAAAAACTGTCTAAAAATGCAAGAAGGGCAGCCATAGATGACTTCCACAAAAGGTTTCAAAGAGATGCTGATCTAACAAGTGCTACAGATATAAAGTTTTTAAACATATCTGGTAAAGTAAAAGATAAAATTTTTACAGCACCACAGAAAGCATTTTCAAAAGAGCTAAGAAAGATAGTGCCACCGTCTAATTAATTTTTCTAAGTATCTCCTTAATCTCTTTCAAACTCTTTTCGTATTCATCTAATTTATTATTTATCTCTTTCAACACCTCAAACAGAGTGCGTGGCTCTCTGCTTTTTTTGTCCATGAAAGCCTTTGCTTCTTTTTCTAACTGCATCTCTACCTCTAGTTAAATTATCATAGTAGGCTGTGTTGAACCCACGTTCCCATTCTCTGTATAACATAGTATCAGAGCCATAAGGGTTACGAATCTTTCCATACGCAAACGCATCATAGCCTTTCATCCACTGTATCTTTAACGGTGCATCATGTTTGCCTAGACCACGTTCTTTTCTGGATAAATACTTCATACTAAGCTCCTATATCTACTATCTCACAACTGTCACCAGAACAGGCAAACGTCTGTGAGGAATTAGTGTTGTCCTCTTTCTCATAATCTGTAAACTTATTCCAATCAATATGACTGAACTTACTGCTAAAATCATCGTATACAGCTTTTGTACAATCTTGATATGGTGCTTGCTGATAAGTATGATCGGAGTGTGGTAAGAAAGAAACACCAGACATTTCGTCAAAGTGTTTAAATACAAACGCACCCACTTCCATCCATTCATCATCACGCACAGATATTGTAACAGAAGGCTTGTGTTCACACCAATGTCGCTGATAGAGAAGCCACATCTCTAGCTGTTGAATAGCTGTCATGTCGTTTCTCACTACAGACTTCTTAGGTGACTTCATAGGAAAGCTAAACACTGTTTGTGTATCTGGCTTCATGAAGTCTGCTTCACTTGGTATACCACTATCTATCATGAAGTTAGTAAGAGGATCTTTATTATCGCCCCTAACGGTACGAATATAATAACTGCTATGACGAGGATGGATACCAGAACTTGAGTCCACGAGTTGTGATACTGTCCCACTTGGTTTGACACATGTGATAGCAGTGCTTTGGGGTACTCCAAAGATTGCTGACCACTCTTTGTTTGTTTCGACTGCAACTTCTCTGAGTGCTGTGAGGGTTTTTTCAAGCCCATGTTTTCTCCCATTTGTTAGTTCATTATCCATAATGCCTGTAAGGCTGACACCAAGAAGTCTTTCTTCTTCTGTGTTTTTATTCCATATCTTTCGCAAGTACGGAAACTTTGTGAGAGTAGATTGCGCTGTACCAAGTATAGTCGCAAGCATAACCTTTCTCTTCAAATCTTCAAACTTATCTTTCTCTCGTATTACAACCTCTGTAAGATTGCAGAACTGGTAAGGACGCAGTATGATTTCACTGCAAGGATTGCAACCAAACTCATGGTCTGCATCTCTTCTACCAAACTTCTTTGCCTGTTCCTTTGCTGATAACCTGTTGAATATACCACGTTCACCAGACTTTGATTCCACGAGAGATGTCCACTCACGTAAGAATGTTTCACCATCTGGTTTATCTGTATAGACAACAGAGTTGTTTGAGAGAGCCATCTGTGGTGCAGTCTCCCACCACTTGCCTGACTTGGCATGTCTCATGCGTTGGTCTGAGAGGTTAGACAA